AATACACCTGTGAACAAAGAAATATTAAAATAGTTTTTATTCCAAGACTTCATTCCTGGAGCTCCCTAGGATTGCGGCGTAGAATATGTGAGGATTTATAATGATTAGAAATTTTAAAGAAGCCTATTTCAAAGAAAAAATTAATAATATAATTAGTAAAGATCATACAACAAATGATGCTTTACTTGAAAGAATGACAAGACTCGCTCCTAAAGATGGTTTAATTCTTGAATTCGGTGTTTTTTCTGGAACAACTGTTAATAGAATTGCAACAGTTACCAATAAAACGGTGTATGGATTTGATTCATTCGAAGGTCTTCCTGAAGATTGGGTTGGCGTAATGAATAAAGGCTATTTTAAATGTGATCTTCCAAAAGTTAATGATAATGTTGAATTAGTTATAGGTTGGTTTAATGAAACATTGGAAGGTTTTTTGGAAAAGCATGATGAAAAAATTGCATTTTGTCACGTTGATTGTGATCTATATTCTTCTTCAAAATATATTCTTGATACATTAAAAGATAGATTTCAATCCGGTACAAATATTCTTTTTGATGAATTAGCTAATTATGGTGGTTATGAAAATCATGAATATAAAGCATTTATAGAATTTTTATCTGATGAAAATAATGAATATGATATTGAATTTTTAGGTAGAAGAAACACCCAAAGTTTTGGGTTTAAGTTAGTATAATGAAATCTATAGCTATTGTAACTGGGTCATTTGGTTATATTGGTTCAGTTTTAACTAAAGTGTTGCATGAATCTAATTATTATGTAGTTGGTATTGATAGAAATCCTCAGGCAGGACAATGTTGGACACATAATAAAACTAGAACAAAATATTGTGATGATTTTCTATGTGATGATTTCATTTCTGAAAAAACATTACATATTCTAAAAGAATATCCAAATGCTACTATATTTCATTTGGCGGCCGATAGTCTATTAGGTCCAAGCGCTTATGATCCTTTGAGTTATTATGAAAATAATACTGCAAAGACATTAAAGCTAATACAAAATCTTAAACCAACACATAAGCTTATTTTTGCTAGCACTGCAGCTGTCTATGCTGAGACGAATAAAGTTGTTACTGAAAGTAGTGAAATTAATCCACCAAATAATTATGGTCGTTCAAAGTTTTGGTGTGAACAAATTATTGATTCTTGCTATGAAATACTAAAATTGAGAGCAGTATCATTTAGATTCTTTAATGTAATTAGTGCGTATGATAATATTGGCCAATTACCTAATACACCACATATTATCAATAAACTTTGCGATAAGGCTATTCATAAAGATAGTCCATTTGTAATCACCGGTGATAATTATGATACAAGAGATGGTACGTGTGTTCGTGATTATTTGCATGTAATTGATGTATGCAGAGCACTTATTCATGCTGATAAGTTTCTTGACGATAAAGATCCATGTTCATTGAAGTTTAATTTAGGAACAAAACATGGTACAACTGTTAAAGAAATAGTTGATCTATTTGTTGGTTTGTGCGCGCATATTGAATGTAGAGTTGGTGAAAGACGTAAAGGTGATCCAGCTTATCTTGTAGCTAATCCAGATAAATTTATAAAAACAACTGGATTTAAATATCAATATAAAAGTAATGATTTGGATATTATGATCAAACAACATTGGAGTTATAGAAATAATGTCAGGTTTTGAGGAAAACGAAATCTCGGTAAAGTCAAACGGCGGTACTGAACAAACTAAACGAATGGTTGCATCTTATCTGCCAGAAGGATTGGTAGATGATTTTCAAATCATTTGTTCACGTGTAAGAAAGATTGAAGAAGATAAGATTAGAGTATACTGGTTACATGATCTTCCGAATGATCCAGAGACTAATCATTTAAAAGATATATCAAGCCGCAATCGTTTTCATAAAATGGTTTTTTGTGGACACTGGCAATATAATCAATATGTGAATCTGTTAGGTATTCCACCGAATGATAAGTGTGCAGTTATTGATACACCTATTGTGCCAATTGAATATAAGGTTAAGTCGACTGATCAGGTTCGGTTGATTTATAGTAGCAAGCCTCAGAGAGGTCTGGCTCTTCTTGTGCCTGTATTTGTTGAACTTGCAAAGACGAGAAAGAATATTCATCTCGATGTATTCTCGAGTTTTTCAATTTATGGTTGGGATCAAGCAGATGATCAGTTCAAGGAACTGTTTGAAATTTGCAAGACTCATCCACAAATCACTTATCACGGACATGCTTCAAACGAGGCAGTAAGAGAAGCTCAACAACAAGCACATATCTTTGCTTATCCTTCTATTTGGCAGGAATGTAATAGTCGAGCATTGATTGAAGCAATGAGTGCCGGTGCTCTTTGCTTGCATCCAAATCTTGCTGGTCTTTCCGATACATCTGGTAATTTAACATCAATGTATCAATATGAAGAAGATCATAATGTTCATGTCAATAAGTTTTATCATTTATTGAATCATGCAATCGATTTGATTCATAAAGAAGATGTACAAACGTATTTGCGATTTATCAAACAGTATGCTGATACCAGATTTAATATTATTAAGATTGCTGGTGAATGGGAAAATCTCCTCGTTTCATTGAAAGAACAATATCCTACCGTTCAATCACGTTATCTGGCAAAGAAAACATTCCAGTATAGCACAACATGATTGTCAGTACAACACCTCTCAGAATTAGTTTCTTTGGAGGGGGATCCGATATTCCTCAGTATTATAATCAATGCGTTACTAAAAATCCTGGAATGGTTATTTCAACAACGATAGATAAGAATATACAAATTGCTTTGAACAAATGCCAAACCAATCATATCAGAGCTGTATATTCCGAAATGGAAGTTGTTGATAATGCAGAAAAACTTAAACATAATCGTATCAAAGAAGCTTTAAAATATTTTAATATTAAAAATAATATTGAAATTTGTAGTTTTTCCGATGTACCTACAAAAGGCACTGGCCTTGGTTCTTCTTCTACTTTTACTGTAGGGTTGTTAAAAGCTTTATATATTCATAAGGGTTTACTTCATAATAAAAAAGATCTTGCAGAAGCTGCTTGTGAGATTGAAATTGAACATTGTGGCGAACAAATTGGCAAACAAGATCAATATGCTGCGGCATATGGTGGGTTCAATGTAATAAGATTTGATTCATCAGGTGTTGAAGTAACCCCATTAAATATTGGTGCTAATACTCTTCGAAGTTTAAATGATAATCTTATGTGTTATTCCACAGGGATAAGTAGAAGTACTTCGGATATTCTTATTGATCAAGTCAATAATATTAGCAACAATACTGATGCTTTTGATAATACGACTAGGTTGGTATATCTTGCTAAACAAGCATTAGTGTATTTACAAAAAAATAAACTCAACGATTTTGGAGTTTTATTGGATGAAGCTTGGCAAATTAAAAAGAAGTTATCAAATAAAATTTCAAATTCCGATATTGATTTCATGTATCAAAGAGGTATAAGTGCTGGTGCACTCGGTGGTAAGTTGCTTGGTGCTGGCGGTGGTGGTTATATGTTGTTTTATGTACCAGAATCTAGTCGAGGATCAGTATCTCTTGCTATGAGAGAATATAAAAGATTTCATATCAATTTTACAGATGAAGGAAGTGTTGCATGTCGAGTATAGTGAGTTCATTTCGTGGTTATGTAAGAAATCTACATATTGCAATCAATACAGTATCGGATGCAGATATAAAGAATGCTTATAATACACTTACATTGAGTTTAGGAAGTCCGGTATATATCTTCGGAAATGGTGGTTCTGCTGCCATTGCTGATCATTTTTGTTGTGATTATAATAAAGGTATATACTATGATACAGGACTCAAGGCCAAAGCAATTAGTCTTTCTTCTAATGGCCCATTGAATAGTGCAATATCGAATGACTTTAGTTATTCACATGTATTTGCAAGACAATTAGAATTTTTTGATGATGGTTCATTTGCTACCGCGATTGCAGTATCTTCGAGTGGTAATTCACTAAATATTACTGAAGGTCTTAAAGAAGCCAAGAAAAAAAATATGACTACGTTGGCTTTTGTTGGTTTTGATGGTGGCCAAGTATTACGAGATAAATTGGCTGATTGTATTATACATGTAAAATCTAATAATTATGGCATAGTTGAAGATGCCCATATGGCAATTATGCATAGTCTTATTCAAATGGTTCGAATCGACTATGCATTGGATCCAGAATCATTAAAACTATAAATAAAAAAATGGTTGACAAACTTTTTAAATAGGTATATAATATATTATGAACGCAAATAACATTGTTCTGTTTCCGCAAAGAGACAATCCTCGAAATATCATGCCTCAAACTATTGAGGAAGTAATTGAGAATATGGATGATGTTAGACAAGTTCATATACAGGAATCACTCGAAAATATGATGCCAATGTTATTCGATAGATTATCATTGGCAGGATTCAATCTCGATGATGAAGATCCTAATATTACTAAACACGGCGCATTAGTAGTTGAAGCGGTAAGATCATTTCTATGTAGAGTGTATGGAATGGAACACCCGCTTCAAATTATTGCTAATAATTTATTTGAGACTGATGATGATGGCAATCTAAGTATAGCCGAAAACATAAGAATAACTATAACCAATGATAGTGAAATCAAAACAAAGGATTAATTAAGTGATTATTCTTGACCTAAGTCAAGTTATGCTAAGTAATATTATGGTTCAACTTGGCAATCATACTAATGTGCAAGTTGAAGAAAATATGGTTCGCCATATGTGTCTTAATTCTATTCGCATGTATAAAACTAAATTTGCCGAAGAATATGGCGAATTAGTTATTGCATGTGATAACAAGAATTATTGGCGCAAGCAACTTTTTCCATACTATAAAGCAAATCGCAAGAAGTCTCAAGCAGCATCCGAACTTGATTGGAAAGCTATTTTTGAATGCTTGAATAAGATTCGTAGTGAACTTAAAGAGTATTTCCCGTACCGAATTATTGATATTGAAAGTGCTGAGGCTGATGATATTATTGGTACTCTTTGTATTGAGTTTGGTAATACGAATGAGAAGATCTTGATTCTGTCTGGTGATAAAGATTTCCAGCAATTGCAACGTTATATTAATATTCGTCAATATAATCCAGTGATGAAAAAGTTTATTACATGTAATAATCCTGATAAGTTTTTGGCTGAACATATTTTAAAAGGTGACGCTGGCGATGGAATTCCTAATATTTTGTCTGATGATAATTGTTTTGTATTGGGCAATCGCCAGAAACCAATGACACAAAAGAAAATGGATGATCTAATTAATCTTGGTCTTGACGATAAACTAGATCATCCAAACTTTCGTAACTATATGCGGAACAGACAGTTAATTGACCTGACTCAAGTGCCTGAAAGTATTAAACTTCAGATCCTCGAGAGTTATGATGAACAGGCAAATAAGAAGAGTTCTAATTTGCTTAATTACTTTATTGCAAATCGTCTTAAAAACTTGACAGAATCTATTGGAGACTTCACTTAATGAAACTTGGTATTGCAGAAATCTTAAAGAAGGCATCATCTATTACTGATGATGTTGCAAGAATTGGTTATCTTCGTCAGAATCAATCGACTACACTACACATGATTCTTCGCGGTGCATATGATCCTACAATTAAATGGGCATTGCCCGAAGGTAATCCACCATATAAGCCAAATGATCTAGTTGATCAACACCATCGACTATTCACTGAAGCACGTAAGCTATATTTGTTTGTTGAAGGTGGCAATCCAAATCTTAAGCAACTGCGTAGAGAAACACTATTCGTCGAGTTGCTCGAGACAATCGATCCGGAGGATGCCAAACTTCTTCTTGCTATTAAAGATAAAACATTGCCTTATCCAGGCGTAACACTCGATATCGTAAATCAAGCATTTCC